GGCCTAAAGTTGTCAATCTGAATATCAAATTTTCTCTTGATCCATCAGTTACTCTAGTACCAGCTGAATTCTTAACGGATACTATATTAACTGGTAATGTAGTGAAGAATTGAGCATTATTACCTGAAGTAGAACCTACAGGTATAGCAGTACCACCAGAAGTTTCAGCTACTTTAAAAGTATTTGTAGTTGCATCACGTATATAAACAATATCATTATCAGCAACATCAGCATGCATATCAGCACCACCGCCATTATTATATCTAACTGCAGTACCATCAGTCCAGCCATGAGATGTTTTGGTTATTTCATCACTAGCTACATCACTAGTTGGTATTGTATGCTCTACAACTGAAGGAACAGCGAATACTTGAGTACCTATACCAGGACAAGATCCTGTACCTTGACCTTCAGCTAGAGTATCACTCTTTATATTTACTCTTGTAGCAACCTTAATACTATCATCAGCTACTGCTGTAGGTGTAGCTATATTTAAAGCATACTGTCTACCATTCTCTGTTCTTAATAAATCAATATAAGCAAAATTAGTGTGAGGTCTAGCAGTTGTAGTACCTGTAGTAGCTACATTTATAGATCTATTATTAACAAAAGTAACATCATTAATAGTGATGAATTGTAAGTCTTCTGTATCTACAGGAGAAGATGCACTAGTTAAGTATGTTTTAATAGAAGTTTCTCTAGCAGAAGCAGTTCCTACATAATCCCATCTAGCAGTACCATCTGTTATATTTGCACCTGTACCAGTAGGTCCACCAGATCCTGCTGATGTACCTTCTGTATCACATACATAGATTTTACCACTATCGTTAGTAACCTCATTACCTACAGAATAAGCTTTAGTTGCTTCCCAATCTAGTGGTCCGTACCTTATAGTCTGTGCAGTAGTACCTGATCCAAGACCAGATGCTTTCCATACTCTTACGTCACCATCAGCATCTACTTGTCCTATATAAGATCCTTCAGATTCACTTCTATAATAATGGAACCAAGAACCACCAGCTTCTACAGAACCTAGTTTTGTTGTTCCTATTCTTTTAGAACCAGGTCTCTTATATAAACCAGTAACTACATCTGGTATACCGTTTACTATACTCTTTACCTGTCCTCCGAATTTTCTATAGTCTGGTTGTTCAGACATACCCCCAGAATAAGTAGGGACAGTTTGTGTAATACTTGCCATTATCGTCTAAGGTTTCTCCATGGTTGATAGGTATGATAGACAGTATCTTCTGGAAATCCAAACATTGTATGGTTACCTTGATTGCATTCATATTCCATACATGCAGCTCTAGCTAAACCTTCTTGTTGTGCTAATAGTTTTACTAGTTGAGGGTTAGCGACTAACTGTGTAGCAGCTTGACGTGAAGCTCTATATATTATATACCTTTGAAAGACAGAAGGTAGATTCTCAAATGAATAAAGTCTTATGACATCTAAATGTATACCTTCAGTTGAATCAGACCAGTCATCAGTATGATCATACTTATCATATAAATATCCATTTCTCTTTACTACATTGAATTGTCTATGTGTCCATCCATCAGACACATCTATTTTTAATATATCATTTCCTATAATTATCTTACCAGTGGTACTATCAGCTGTATATTTCACATGCTTTTCTGTATTGAAATGCCAGCCTTCATTCTGTGTATCTATATTAGCATCTCTTAATAAATTATATACAAACGCAACCTCAGGGTTATCGTATGCTTCGACTGTATCATCTACAGTACTGGTGCCTAAAGTTGTAACAGGTGATTGACCGATAGCTCCCAGTATTGCATTTACAGCGGATAGTTCGGTATCGGTATCAATAGTTGTGGAAGCCATAAAGTTTTATGAATAAAAAAAAGGGGAACCGAAGTCCCCCATATGAATAATATTTAGAATTCAGCGTTGTTTCCTGCACCTACAGCAGCACCCGCAATGAGTTCTACAGCAGCAGCTGGATTAAGAGGAGCGGCTCCCATTGCCAACCTACCTAAAATCACGTCTCCCTGATAAATCACGGATACATCACCTGAAGTAACTTGGACTTGAGGACCAATAGCCTCTACACAACCAACGGCTTCTTTCTGGAAGATAAGTCCACAAGAGTGGTCAAACTTTTCTTCTTCACCGTAGTCGTTAACTGTCTTCTGACCGGAAGGAGTCGTTGAAGGCTCCTGATCACCCATTGAATCACTAACAAATGAACCAGAGTTACCAGGATCAGTTAGGTTAGGACTGGTAGCGGTATCTCCTCCACCATACTTAACACCAAACTTACCGAACATTGGTATGTTCATTGACTTGTAGATCTTAATGCCTGCAATTTCAATGATTCCATTACCAGACTGTAAGGCATCACCTGTTTCATCACGGTTAATCAATGCATTAGTAGAAGTGTCTTGAATTAATTCATAGTACTGTCTTGGAGATAGTACAGCAACACGTCCTTCACCACTGACTCCCTTTTCATCTAGGGCTGCAGCAGCATCATAGAATGCATTTACAATGGATGCTGGTACGTAAGCATCAGAAGCCTTATCGTTTGTACCAACACGGATTTGTGTTCCGCCTGGTTCTACAAAGCTAGACTTCGTGATAGGAGATGCCATACGAGCAGCTTTAGCAACGGCACGGAAGATTCTTCTATCATAGTTTTCAGCAAGAGCGTAACCGATCTTACGTGAAATCTCACCCCTTAAATCATAATGGGCAAGTGTCTCATCTAATTCATAAACGAACGCGGATGAGATTAGTAGGTCATCACAATGGATGTCTACCTGCGCTACTGGCGGTGTTCCATCTGTGTTACCTAATATGTTGTTTCCTGGTGTGTGGAATTCAGAACTTGTACGTCCAGTGAAGATGAACTGCAATGATTTGCCGTTCTTCAATGTACGCTTGGTAATTAGATCCCTTGCAATTGTATTACGTTGGAACCCTTTGAATAATTCACCAGAAAATAATTTGAGATATAATTCCCTTCTTGCTGAAGTTGTGGATGCAGCACCATTGTCTGCACCCACCCAAGTCAGCTTGGAAGGATCTGCACTTGACTGTTGAGCCATTTTCTGTAATTAAATAATAATAATATGTACTTTCTACACGTGTATGTTTTTGATCATTTTGTTTGTGGTCTTTCCCACCGTCTAGACGGCTAAGGGTATCCTGCTTACAGGGCCAAAGCCAAAGCGAACTATCGGAATCGAACCGATGACAATAGTTTGGAAGACTATAGTTTTACCGCTAAACTAAGTTCGCTTGCACAATGCGGGTGAGCTTTATGATGATAGTTGGTGTGCATAACTTCTACCATTATGAAGAAGGCTAGGAGTCCGAAGACCCCTAACCATAATTCACTAACTCCCTGTGAGTGCTTCTTCAAGCGACTGAGGTTCATTATCCTCATCTACACCTGGAGGCTGAGCCTCACTGGGAGATGTATCAACTACTTCAGGTTCGGGGGAAAAGGACGTCACAGACGCCTTATTATTTGATGATTGTTGAGCCATTAGAATGAATATTTAGCACCAATTTTAGTGCCATAGGTGTTGTCAGCACCATCATGCTGTGCAAAAGACACCTCACCGTATAGATTTAACTTCTCAGTAGCAGGAAAACTAAGTCCTGTTTTACCTGAGAGATTAGTCTCTCCATCACCTGCGTCTACATCAGTGAATGCAGGTCCACCTTGAACATAATATCCAAGTTGTCCTACTTCACCTTCGTATCCAACGTGAAGATCGGTTGTTCTTGAGGTGTAATCACTACCAGTATAAGATGCATTTGACTCGGCGTTTAAATAAACACCGGCCATTGCAGGAGCAGTAGCGAAAGATGTTGCCGCTAGGGCTAGTGCAATTGTTTTCATGTTAATAAATTAGATAGTTTTTGTGTAAGTTACACCACGATACCTTAGTTTTACTGACATAGTAATTCTCCAGTACCACAACCCCGTTCCATGCTGTGGTTTCATGCGACCTAATTAGATTAGGTTGAACGGACGTGATGTAAAATTGGCTTCTACTGTATCGACATACGAGCCGCCTTGTATATTATTTATTTGTACTTAGGTTTATCTCTAAGTCTTCTGAGTTCTTTATAGTCTTCTCTCGCTGCAGCTCCTTCTTCATTTAACCAGTTCAGAGGACCACGTATTATTTTAGGTAATCTTTGTCCAGCATTCTTTTCTGAATTTTCTTCATTGAATGAGTTAACATTCTTTGCTCCTCTACTTGCTCCTGACATAATTTAAAACTCCAAGTTTTTTGATCTGTCTAATTTAGCCATAACATCCTGCCGATAAGCAGGGTCATTGTCATATTTTCTATCACTCATAGCTCGGACAAGTTCAGCTTGACTTCTGAATGTATCTGATTCTTTTGGTGGTGCTTGTTTTCCAGTTACCATACGTCCCTCGTATCCGTTTGCGTTGTCATATTGTGCTTTAAGTCCTGAGATAGCTATCTTAATAGCATCTACACTGCCTGTATTTACTATACTATCAAACGCGTCAATAGCATTTTGGTTTAGATTAGAACTAGCCCAATCTATTATAGTAGAGTAGGCATCTTCTCCACCAGCTTCATTTTTTATTTCATTGATAGCTTGTTGAGATATATCAGCTACTACTGCATCAGCAGCTTCTTGAGGAGCATTCCTTTGAACCTCCATGTAAGCTTCAACTAAATCCTTGCTACTCATTGAGGAGAATTTATTTATAGTTTCAGGTGATAATTTACCATCATTACTATAGAACTCATCGTTAGCTGAATTAATTAACTCAGCAGCTGGTGATAAATCTACTGTCTCCTCAGTAGATTCTTCATCTACAGTTTCAGTCTCTGATTCAGGTTCTTGTGTATCTGGCTCAGATTTTTCGCCTAATTTTTTAGAGAGTTCTACATAAGCTTTCTCTAATTCTTGAGCATCCTTGTATTTACCAGCAAGAAGTTGTTCCTGCTGGTCTTGCATTTGTTCACCAACTTGCAGAGAGTCTTGCTCTTCTGCGGTCAGTGCTATACCATCTACTGAATCTACTACTTCAGCTTGAGGTGTTGGATCAATTGTTAATGTATCTGCCATTACTGTTCAGGTGGTTGTTGTTTAGATGGATCAAAAGCAGGTGCACTAGCTAACTGCCCAGCTTGATCAACTAAGGATTGATTAGCTTGAGCTGTTTGCTGTTCTTGCATCTCTTGTTGTAGTTCTTCTTGTGTTTTAATTAATTGTAAAACATCTATACCTTGTGCTGCAGCTAATCTTTTGATAGCTTCACTAGGATTGACATATTTTAGTAATGCATCTGGTCCTAATGTCTGAGAGATAGTCTGAATAAAAGTAGTTAAAGCTTCTCTATCTTGACCTCTGCCTAATGCATTAACACCAGCTACTATCTTAGGTCTTACTAAATTCTTAGGTAACTTAGGTATTTGATTACTTCTTTGTAATACTAAAAGAGTTCTATTGAGATATGGAACTAGGAATTCTACAGTTAACAGTGAGAATAAACCACCTAACTGTTCGTTTAATTCCTGTTGTGTAAGGCGTACTTCTTCTGCAGTTGTACGTTCGCTATCTCGTATCTGTGTTACAAGGAAAGCTTCTAATATTCTTTTCTCTAATTGTTGTGCTAAGTTTGCAGCTGTAGCAAAATCAGCTGTTTTACCAACTTGTACTACTCCTACATCTTCTGGTCTACCTTGGATAATTGCACCATTAGCAGACTTAGATAATGTTGATGGTTTTGTAGTAGCTGAAGGGGATACTAGGAAGATAACCTTAGCTGCCACACTAGAGCCCTCTACAAGAGCCTGTGAGAGGCCATTAAGAGAGCGTAGGTCTCCTACAAACTCTTCAACTCTACCACGTCCGTAGTCTTCACCGTCTACGGTATTAAATCTGAGGACTAACCATGGACTAGCATTCTTAGGTGCAGTACTACGGCTTCCTTCGATGATCTTATCATCTACTTCTTGATGCCATACCCACCTACCGCTGCTTTCATCCAACTTGACACAAGTGTACACTTCAGCGTCGTCATCATCTGAACCTTCTTTGTTTACTTCATTAGGATAATCTTGTTTTACATCAGGTTCAAGACCTAAAACTTTCCTACTAATTAACTCTTTGGTTACAATTTCTAAAACGTTACCGTTACCATCTCTGTTTACAACATATCTCTGAAGTGGAAAATGTTTAAGCCCATCCTTACCCATAAATATGAGTGCATTACCTGATACAATCAAGTGTTTTAATGCTTGATGAACTACAACTCTATCACTTGATGCGGCTATGTAATCCATAACCATTCTTTCCATCTTAGAGAATGATAGATCTAATTCACTTCTCATTGCAGGGTCTAATTCTTCTCCTAACTTATCATCTCTTACTTGTAGTTTAAAGAAACTTGTATTAGGAGGTAACATAGCTAGCATTAGTTTTGCTGCTAATGTTACTACTGCCTTGGCTCCAACTGATTGCCAAGGTTGCATAAGGTTTTGTTTGGATGCTCTTGTTTTATTATCACGTTGTACTAGATAAGGTAAAGTAAGTTCCGAACACTCAACTGCTGTATCTAAGAAGTGTGATCTGTTAGTAGCTAGTTGAGTATATCTTTCACTTGCTTTATAATAGTTCATGTTATAGTTGAATTAAGTCCACCTTCAGGTTTATTTATTTTTAATTGATCTGATACTTGACCAGTAGGAACATTTCCAGATCCAAGTTCCTCTTCTCCTGGTTTCTTTTTAGCTTTAGTTCCCAAAGATACATCAGCTTCCTCTAGTGGATCTTTAGTATCTTTACCTTCTAAAGTATCTGTAGTATCTTGTAGCTGTTCCATTCCAGGTACAGCTGCTGCTTTTACTGTTTTATTTCTAAAAATACACATTATTCATTTAGAATTGATTTTACATATTCTACCACACTAGCTTGACCAGCGCGATACATTATGGATGGAAGTTGTTCTTTTGGATGGATAGGTTGTGGAGGAAACTTATTCTCTAAGTCCTCCACTAATTTTTCTAGCTTTTCTGAGTAAAGCTTAAGCGTATTGGGGTAAGTTTGTGTTGTCATGTTCAAAAAAGGCAGGCATACGCGCTGTCTTGGTGGAGATTAATTCTGGTGCCTTGCCTTCATACATTAAGCGATCGCTTGCATCTAGCCAGAATTTTTTGTCCAAATATTTACAGGTAGTATTAATACCTAGGGGTTCCATAATCCAGTTAATGGTGGCCTTCCTAAGTTTATCCAAAGATTGACTAGGAGATAAGCCCAACTCGTGACATACAAGGCTATGAGAGGCCACGTGTATTTGTTCGTCTCTAGAGATGTCGG